TATGCACGGCGCTGGACTGCAAACCAGAAGATTTGCTGGAAGCTGACAGTTTTGAGTTTGAGGAAATCAACGGCGAAAAGCGGCTGATAGTTGACGGGCTGTATACCCCTGAGGGAAATTATTTGCTGGTAAAAATCAAAAACCGCACATATCAGCTGAGCATGATTGATTTTTCAAAAGTTGATGATGTATCAAAACATCTCATACCACGTGGAAACGCCAACATTCCAAGAAGTGCAGTTGAATTCAACAAGAAAGCATACTGGATATATAAAATGGCACCACGTGACGGCGTGGAGGTCAAAGTCCTAGACCCTATCAGCCCCGAAGATTGGAAGGCGTTAGTTGAAAAACTAGGGCTGACCGATAACGACATTTCGGACGAGTTTGAAGTTGTCAAGGGAAAGAATTATGGCGAAAAGTGTGAGAAGCACTATATTTGCAGACAGATAAGACTTACCGCCCCGAAAAATTCAGTTACAATCGAACGAGAACTGAAAAAGCACGGCATAGAAGCAACAAATGTAAATATCGACCGAATCAACATAAGGGTGAAGTGACATGGCAAAGAAGAGAAAACCAGAAAAACTATTTCCCGACATGGTGGTGGCTGATAACATCGAACTGATACGGCATATCGGTCACACAGCGACCCACACGGAGATAGCTGACGCCATGAGAGCATATGCGTTCGACAAATTCATTCACAGATATAGTTTTGACTATGCCTGTGAAAAAGCTAATGCGTATCTGCTATCGGAAGAGGGATTGAACAATCTGTGCGTACTGAAATGTATAAATAACTGGTATTATGGCGGACGCCAGATATATGTTTTTGATGATGATTTTGCTAGCCTGCTGAGTGGTCAAGGCAAGTCAGATTTGCACATTAGTGCAGAAACGTTGACGCAATTGCCGTGCAAAAGTTTTTATGTTCAGCGCAAGCACCAGGATAGTCTAGGATTTTTCGTTGATATTCAGGACACCGATATCTGCATAGCTGAATTTTTTGATGGTGATCGTCCAGACGGATTTGTAATGCGTTTCACGGCCGATGATACCGTTGAGGGTATTCTGCAGAAAATGGTGGGTGCTGAAACCACCATTAATGACAGTTTGGTGGCTGAATACGCTGAAATGTTGCAGTTCGTTGTATATTTATCAGCAGTAAATGCTGAAATTGTACCTGTCACGAAACGCCAGGTGCAGAAGAAATCCACCGCGCAACGCCCTCAGAAGCCGTCTGCACAGCCACAGAAATCAGCCATAGCAAATGTAGGATACCGTATTGGAACGGCTGTTCGCAAGCACAGACAGATTGAGAGCAGTGTCAGTTATCAGCACAGCCCACAAGGACACAGCGCACCGAAAGCACCGCACATAAGAAGAGCACATTTTCACGGCTACCATACCAATGGTGGCTATCAGGTGAAATGGCTAAATACGATTTTTGTAAACGCTGAACGTGATGATAACGATATCAGCACAGTTCACAAGGTGCTGCAATAATACTTATATCCGCTCTACATGGGCGGATATATTTTTGCACAAATTTTTGTCATGATTTTGTGCAAGTATACAAAAGTACGTCATTGACGTATATTTTTATGAAAATCTATTGACAACTACGTCATTGAGTGCTATAATATAATTACAGTAAGGGGAACGAAAGAAAGCCCCGAAAAAAATGAAAGAGGTAATTATTATGGCAATCAGAGCAATTCAGTACGTTAACGGATATGTAAAATACGACGAGATTTATGAGGGTATCGAGTACGAGACACTCAGAGACGAAATGGAAGAGCTTATCGGTGAAGCAATAGACAGCTACGAGCTGGAAATCATAAAGTAAGCTAGGAGGCAATCACAATGACAATAAAAGAAATGCGTCTGCGTACAGGAATGACACAGAATGAATTCGCAAATAGACTAAGCATACCGACAAGGACATTGCAAAACTGGGAGTGCGGCACTAGAGAGTGCCCACAATATTTGCTGAATTTAATCGGCTACTACCTAAAACACGAGAACCTTTTCAAACCCGAAGAGGACATCACAGTGATCGGCAAGGTGAAGATAGCTGACAGAGCGGCAGAGCTGAGCCTGTGCAGTGAGCGAACAGAGGGCGGCACAGTGTTCTGTTGGGAAGCCGTGTACAAAATGTCAGACGGTCAGATAGGACTTATTCAGTGGGACGGTCAGAAGCGTGTATTCCAGCCGTTAAATGACTTCAAACACAATGCTGAGGGCATACGCACACAGCCAATGCACGCCTGCCGAAGCATTACTCGTGCCGAAATGAAAAAAGCTCCTTTTTGCAGTGCAAGGCTGGAAAATTTGAGTGAGATAGAATAACTGTGTATTCACAATAAAAAAAGCCGCCAGGGCAAACACTCTGACGGCTAAATTTGTGCGAATTTTATGAGAATTTTATGCGACTATTTTTTGATTTTTTCACGCAGTTTTTTGATGAATTTTTTTCCTGCAATGCCGTTCGGCCTGTACCCCCAACCTTTCAGACGGCTGTTGATAGCACCGACAGTGCCTTTGCCGATGATTGCATTATCGTCCAGCTTTGCGCCGTCAAGTATCAGCAGTTGTTTCAGGGCATACGACCCGTCTGTGCTTGCGCCTTTCTTATAGCCTTTTGTCTCCAACGTAGGCGGATTTATAACATTCTGGTTTTTCGGACGCATAACGCCAAGAACATGGTTGTAATTGTGTTTGATTTTCGTGCATGGGTCATTTTTGCCCAACCAGTTCTGATCGTAGCTGTAGAAATACCTTGTGTTACCCTCGCCTGTGGCTATGGCAACATGACCGATACCGCCGTTCAGACTACCGCCCCACACAACGATATCACCCTTTTTCGGAACGAATGACGGCGTGTTTTTAATTCTGGTAAAATAGCCCTTGACCGCCTGCTTGTCGAAATCTTCGTAGATTTGTCTAGCATACAGACCTGTGAACATACCACAGCCGACAACGTCTCTGTTGTACTGGTTCGCCAAGTCAAAACACTGAACGCTATACGCTTTGTCAAAATCAATGCCCTTGCCCTTATATTTTTTTACAAATTCATCAAATGTCATTGCCATAGTTAGTCCTCCTTGTCTTTGTCTTTAAAAACTCCAAATTTTGCCACAATCTTGTTTATCCAACTAGCCTGTGGATTTATTTCACCATAGTTTTCCAGTATAGAAACAACTTCCATGGTGAAAATATAGCCAAACACGGCTAGTGCTGTTATCGTGCCTGCAATGCCTGCCAGTTCGCTATGCCCGTAGTAGTGACCTAACTGTTCAAAACCGATTTCCGAACCGATAGCCACACCCATGACGACTATTTCGGCTAACTTGTTCAGACCGCCTTTGCGCATTTTCGACGACCTAACGTCTCCTTTGCAATAGGCTTTTATCCAGCCTGTGGCAAAATCAGCCAGCGCAAGCCCTATCACGATCATCAGCATTACTATGTATTTCACTTTACTACCTCGCTTTCGTACTTTTCCCCAGTGATTTCCTCATACTCTTCGACAGTTATCTTACCTCTATCAGCAAAGTCTTTGACTTGCTCGACAGTGTACAACCCTAAATCATACAAACGTTTGACCTTTTTATACATTGTCGTCACTCTCCTCGATTAGCGTATCAGTCATCAGCGCAGTATATAGCACCTGCGCTTCTAGTTCATCAACCTTTGTGGCTTTCTTTGGCTGAAAATCATCAGGGGTCAACCCCAGTTTGTCAGCCATTTTCTTTTGTAAATCTGTCATGTTGTACCTCCTACTTCTGATAGTTTCACGATGTATTCCTCCTCGCTTGGCACTGGTATATGGTAATTATCGTTGCCGTTTTTGAACGTCACTGAACCGCCTGCTTCGACTTCGATGTTCCGCAGGAAATCATCTGTTAGCAGGTCAGAAATATCGGTGACGATAGGTGTCGCCAATTCGTAGTACAGCATTACGTCCTGCATAGCCTGTTTAAATGCGGTGGCATCGGTGTAGGCGGTGTCTTTAATCTGAATCTGTGTAACAATGGCTGCTGTGCCATCTAACAGGATTGTTTTATCGACATATTCACTGACAGCCCTCTTAACGGTGATATACCTATCGCACAAAATATTTTGTCGTTTTTGTGTAAAGTCACCGTTTTTCTTAAATTTTTTACTATCTATGAATGTGCTGAAATATGTGCCGAAGGTGGGGCTAGTTTCGACCTGCCAGTTCACCATTCCCAAATCCATACTATCTACACATTTGTAGTATTTTTTATTCTCGTAATCAACATAGTTCTTAGCCGTTCCTGCCGACCAGCCGTAGCCAGGCAGTGCCTTGATTGCTTCGGGTATTCGATGTGCGTTATCACTCACAGCGACGCTCTCAACCCCAGCGCTGACAATCTCGCCAGCATTATATGGATAATAGTCCGCAGGGAATATTTTCTCGAATTCTTCAACACTTGCAGGTTCATTTCCTATGCCGAACATGGCGGTGAGGTCATATAGCTGTGGTGTGACAGTCTGCGGAAGCGTTGTGCCAGGTTTTACGGAAAATCTTAGATCCATTTCTCCGTCAGAAACAGCCTCAGCAACAGCGTTACTAGCCCGTATATGTTGTGCATCATCGTATACTTGCATGATGATGTACTTGTGACCCTTTACAGCAGTAGGGTTCGATTTCATTTTCACGCTATATGTTTTAGATTCTGATGTGTGTGTTCCACCAATCGTGATAGTGCCGTCATTATTATTGGTAAACGTCACCCCATCAGTAGTAGAATTGACAAATTGTGTATAGTCAAATAGCTGATTCCAAACCACCGACCTACCGCCAACAGACTTCACCGACATCAGCTTACCACCTGTAGGCACTGCTTTCTGATATGCTGTGTTGCTGTCAGTTTCAAACTGATGTGTTATGCCATTGCCTATGTCATATAACGCATTTACCCTACGTTGCAGTTCCTTGTCGGTCTGCTTCACACGTCCTATCTCAGCCGTGTTCTCAGCAATTTTTCCAACAGCGGTAGTGTAGTCCTCAGGCAGACTGTCAGCCACCGCCTGCGCCGTCTGTGCAGCGGTTTCAGCGGCTTTGCGGTCTGTGGCAACCTTAGCGGCGTTTTCTGCCACTGTAGCCTTATCAGCCGTGACCTGTTCTGCCATTTCCTGCACCGCCTGTCTGTCAGCCGTAGTGCTGTCAGCGCAGGTCTTTGCGGTCTTTGCATAACCTTCCGTTATTGTCTTGTCAGCTTCGGTCTGCTGTGCCGATGCAGACGCTTGG